TCACCATCATTGCCAACCAATAAAGGATCATCCGCTGGCGTGACAAAAGTATCATTTTTCCATGGCTTGTTTCCAGCACCGCGAGGCATCATTCCCGATATAGAATACTCAGGAATTTTAGACGCACGGGCCGACAAAACATCATACCCCATTCTTGCCGCTACTTTTGTTTCCATAGAAACCGTTTTTCCGTAGGACGGCGCAAGACGAACAGCTAAATTTGTGACAACAGCATTGTTTGCACTATCAGGAATGTTTGAAGATGCCTCCAAATCATTTCCTAGGGCTGTAAATGGTATAGGATACCCCAAACGAATACCTTTACCATTCCATTCCGCCATCATCATATCCAATTTCCGCAAAGCAGATTGTAACTGATCTGGCTGCAAATCTACAGAAAAGGACGCTAAACCAATTTCCTCAAAGGCGGCTTCCACAAGCTGACGGCAGGTATAAGCCATAAACCATAACCTTATTTGGATTGCTTAAACGCCTCAATGGCCTCTGGCATGGTTTTATACCAACCACTTTCTAACAAATCCTCAAACGTATCTTCATCCGTTACACCTTTAGAATCAAAGGTAGTTCCTTCAGATCCAAAGTATTGACCAGGGCATTTGTAAACAATATCAGAAAAATCACTCATTTTTTTTTTACTCCTTTGGCGGGACGGCCTCTTTTTTTGGCCTCTTTTGCAACACTTAAGGCAATAGCAACGGCTTGTTTCTGAGGCTTGCCTGAATCCATTTCTTTTTTGATATTGGCCGATACAGTCTTGCGACTATAACCTTTTTTTAACGGCATAAAACCCTCTTTGATAAAAGGCGGGCCACAAAAGCAACCCGCCCATTTTATGATTAACTTCCGATCCGATATGTCACAAACGTGGCAGAAGCCGTTTTACGTGTCATAAACAAACCAGAGCTACTTGCCGAAACCGCACCACCGCCCACAAGCGTGTGACCACTGGCCGCAGCCGCAACCGTAAAGGCGTTTGTTGCACCTGTGTTAATGACCGACCACATAAAGGCATCATTGACGTTCCAAGTGCTTTTAACATCCAAAGCCGCACCCGTGTCAAGTGTAGCCGTTACTGCCGCCGCCGTTGTAGACGTGACAATACCCGTCAAACACAATTCACCCGTCAATGTACCCGTGGCGTTCAATGTACCAGGAGCAACCTGTTGAAATGTAACCAAACGCCCTTGCTGTACTGTTGGGGCTGTTCCAACCTCATAATACACAGGCTGAAGCGTTTTGTTCTCAATAACAATGGTGGTTCCATTTGTATAGGGACCAAACACCGATTGTCCACTAATAACAACACCCAGAGGCGTTAGTTCATTGTAACCACTTGGCAATTCCGTAAGAATCCGACCCACAGACGCACGACCCTGTGTGTAAACAGCCACAGACCCACCAGCAGGAACAGAAACCTTTGTAATCCCAATATCTGTAATAACCAAAGACATAAAACCAGTTCCTTTTATTAAGATTGAGAAAACATAATAATGCCGGACATTTCAGGCTGCTTGTTGGCAACACCATAATACGTATCCACACGCACCTTAAGCTGAAGCGTGTTAATGTCTACGGCTTTTGTCATCACCACCTCTAAACCACCTTCAATGCGTCCGCGCATAACATCAACACCAGAACCGGTTGGCACAGTAAAGCGCCCAGGAATAATCTCCAAAGCATCTTTGCACCAAAATGGATTCATAGCAGCCGCCACAGTGTTTAAAAACACAATAGCAGCCGTTCCTGAAGCCGTGGTTACCACAACGTTTTGATATTGCAATTCTGAATCCGAACCACCTTGCGCACTAATGATAGGTGGCGTAATGGTCATTGTGGTTCCAGAGTTTACAGCAACTACACGAAACGTTTTTAATTGTCCCGTATCCGTTTTGGTAATGGGGTTCATGGCATTGACGTTGGCAATCGTAAACGCATCACCAGCGCGAACGTTGGTTGTAGAGCTTACCGTTACCACTTGGTATCGGTTATCAACGTTCTGAGATTCACCAGAAGCCGCTTGAGTCCGAGCCCGAGGAACATATGCGTTATTACCACCAGTAAGCGTACTAATTGTAATACCAGCACCACCAGCCGCAGCAGGAAGTATCAAAGGATAATCCAATTTATACGTATCAAACGAAGCAATGTTTCCAACAAAAGCACGACGCAAAGCAGCATCACTAATGTCATTTCCAAAAGAACGTGTCGATGTCGCAAGGTTGCTTGCCATACCGTTATAATCACGGCTACTTAAAGCATGGCTGCTATCCTCCATAGTAACACCACGTTCATTCAATGTCGCATCAATGGCCGCCACATCATCAAAACCAGAAGCCGCAGCCGTCCGCTTAATGAAAACAGAACCATTATAACATGCCGCATTGTAAATGGCCTGATTTACATCTGAGGCCAAACGATATTTAGCATCCGAAACCAAACGACCTTCTTGAATAGCATCATTAAGATCAGTCGCAGACATAATCCATGGAGACGCCTTAACTGTGTTAATGGTCACAGGAACAGAAAGCTGCGTAACATCACGAAAGTTATTGGATTGATCAAAACCATCATATGAACGCATGATGTAACGCTGAGGCCGCCAGATGGTGTTACCAGCACGCTCCATCATCACAGAATCAACATTGTATTTTGAAATTGTTTTTAACAAGAAAAACTGAGTTTCAAACCCCTCAAGGATTTGCTCAAACGCAACCCGCTCTTCTTTAGAAAAATTGTTAGCCATAGATCAACTCCAGTTGGTGAATAAAAAAAAGATAGCGATTTTTTTACTCACCACTGAAGCGGGCGGGAACTCTACACAGCTTTAAAGACAGCGAACTTTCTTTGAATTATATGTTTTTTTATTCTTTTGCAAGAATTATTTTTTGTTAGCCAGTTGTTTTTTATACTGGACGACCTTTGTATAGTCCCCAGACGTTTCTGCCTCTTTTCTCAAACGATCCAACGCTGAATCAGACCGTGTCTTAGCTGTTCCCTGAACAGTACGCTCAGGCGCAGGAATAGTTTGTGAAGGTGTTGTTTTTTTAGTCATTTTAATGTCCTTTTCTAATCTTCCCATTTCAAAAGCAAAAGCCACAGGATTGTTAATTTTAGCAAATTTTGCTGCTTTTTCAGGATTTTTTCCCAAAACATAAACCAAAGCAGCCGGATTTAATGCGCCCTCAAGAATCATGCCTTGCTGAGTAACATTAAAAAGTTCCTGAACCGTCGCTTCTGCTTCCTCATAATCCCGAACACGAAGGGATGTTTTGGATTTTTCATAATCGGACAATTTGTTTTCCCATTGCCGCTTTTGATCTTCTTCTTCTTGACGTTGCTTTGCTTCTTCCGCATCAACAGCAGACTTTTTGGTGTACCATTCTTCTAATTTCTTCTCAAATTCTTCCGCATCATAGTCAGTGCTTTCCAACGTAGGCTTTGGACCCAAAACTGTTTTTTGTACAGGACGGTTAATTTGAGATTCTAACTCTTTAATTCTTCTGTTTTTTTCGCGGTTTGCTTTTCTTAAATCACGCAAAAGTTGCGTTGAAGGCGTTGTCTCTTCTTCTTCTGCATCATCGCCAAGAGACAATACAATTTCGCTATCATCCTCATCGGAAATAACAGGACTTTCTTCTTCAGAATCCGTTTCATCTGTTTTATCGTTTTCCTGAGTTTCTTCTTCAGAAACATCTTCTTCTAAAACAGGATTTTCTTCTTTTTCTAGGTTTTGTTGGTCTTGTTCGTCTTCAATAATAGGCATAGTTTTCCTTTTCTCGTCTTAAAGCTGACGGTTGCTTTGTTAGATGATTACACCAATAACACATAATAATTCTATTGTCTCATTTTTTTCAATATCTAAATACATTTCTAAAATTTCCATATCTTCTTTTAAGATGTCTTTAAGCGTGGAAAGAGCATTCCGCAATTCTTTTTGCTTTTCTTTTTCTAAGCCTTCAAGAATCTTCTTTTCTTGTAAAAACCTTTCTAGTCTTTTGATTTCTAAGTCTAATGATTTGGATTTTTCCACATCACCAGCATAATCAATCAGTTTTTTAACAACCTTTTTAACTTGAGGTTGTTCAGACCGTATAAGGTTTTGCCCAATTTTTTGTAATTCTTGATCGTGTATTTGTTTTAAACTTAAACTTAAAAGTTCTCTTTCTCGAACCCATCCTGTTGTTCTTTTTTTAATGACAGATGTACCGCTACCAGAAACGGGAACACTTTGTATTTTAAGAGCAGGTGTCCAATAAACCCCTGCCCAATATGTTTTTGCCCAGTATTGATTTGACCACATTTTAAAAAACCATCAATCGGGCCAATAAACCCCTTAATCTGTTTCAATGCGGGCTATGCGGCCATTTTCTCGAATCAGTTTCTTTGGTTTGCTTATCATGGATAAAGCACTTTGTGTGTTTTGAGAACTAACAGTAGAAAATTCTTTTATTGCATCCCCAACCTTTGATATAGCCTCACTCATAGATGCCATTTGCTTTCCCATCTGATCGCCATTGCTTTTCTCTTCATGGTCACCATATGCCTTTTCCAAGGCTTGCGTTGCCATCATCAACGTGCGATTTGCTTCCTCGACAGAACTACCCATCTGCTTTGTCTGCTCATTTAATGCCGCTTCTATTTTCACCCGCTTTAATTCATTCTCAAGTTCCATAGCCTCAATTTCTAATTCAACCTTTTTGCTGTTTTCTGGTTTTACCTCTATGGGTTGTGGACTTTCACTTCCCATATCAACAGGCTGGTTTTGAATCTGACCCGCTTCTGATAAGGTTTTTTCCGTTTGTGCGCGTTTTAATTCCGTATCCGCAATGGTTTTTACAACGTTAGCCCGCGCTTGAGATGCTTTCGCCGTTGCCTCATCCGCAGCCGCCTTCAAGAAAATCTCATTTGGATCTTCTTTCTGATTCTGCATCTCTACCATCAACTGCTGCTTTTCTTCCTCTGTTGGATTAACAACACCATTACGCACCAACTTTTGACGGAAATACTTACGTATGTCATCAATGCCCTCAGCCTCCATATTCATCATAGACATGGCCGTTAGCACTTGCTTTGTTTCAGGATCATCCGTGATCGTTAGCAACCCAGTCAATGCCTGAACCGTTGCAGCCCGACGACTGCTCGATGAAGGCCCAACATCCACAGACACATCATAATTCGCTTTGCTTATATCATTTTTATAAACCATTTCCCCAGTGTCTTCATCAATAACAGGCTTCATCACCTCAACAGACTCCACCTTTTTATCATCCGATAAAGACTTCATCTGTCTTCCTTTTTCAGAGTATACTTCCTTAGCCATGGATAACCAAATTTCACCACACCGTTTCATGCCCTTGGCAAAGTTACTCATGTAAATAAAGGTTTGCATATCCAAACGCTGCTGAATCATCTCAACAGCCTTGCCACTGATATTGCTCACCATTTTATCCCCTTGCTGGGGACTTCCTAAAATTTCTTGCATGTCCTGCTCTGTCACCTGCAACAAACCAGCCATAGCAGGTGGAACCTGCGGACTTTGCGTAAACCCTATGGGCGCATTGGCAATAATATTGCCAGCAACATCATAAATAGGATTGATCGTCAAATAAGGATAATTGTTCTTTTGATCGTCTTGCCACCAGCTCTGATGGCCCTCAACCTGTTGGGCCAAAAAGATAGGTTTTTGTACCGTGGAAATCGCACTAATCTCCGCCAGCTTAGAAATCTGCATGTTCTTTAATCTCTGGGCATCCTTTGACAGCCTTACATGCCCCATACAACGCTCTACGTTGTCAATGTACCACCGCTTACCATACACAGGCACAATCGGGATATACTTCCCAGCAATATACCCACAATCCTCTAAGACAGCACCGCCCGATAAAATATACTTCCTAACCTTTTTCCGTTTAATCTTTCTCTCATTTACCTTACCCATCTGCGTCGCTATCAAAAGATTCTCAAGCAACGGATCAGCATCAAAATCAGCCTGCGTATACTGCTCTTTTCTAAAATTACCCTTGGCATCTTTTTCAATACGGCTTTGATAATAAAAGACTTTCTCAGAAACTTCCTCAATTTTATAATACTCTGCCACGTACACAACTTCGTTGCTTACCCAGTCAAACTCTGTCTTGCGTATGTCTTCAGGCCATGAATCTGGGTTATCTCCCCACGTATCTTCATAATCATCTGAATCCATGGCCGTGATGACAAAACAATGCTTTGCATCTGCTTTATCCTGTCTCTTTGCCCCCAAGTCAAAAAACACAGAGGAATCCGCATCAAAGATGGGCTCAATGCTTATTCTTTGTCTGTCATTGTCAGGGTCTTCCTCATTTTCATAAACAGCACGCAATCTCCATGCGCCAATACCACCACTGGTCGCCTCTTCAAACGCATTGTCATACGCTTCATTTGCATTGCTGTCCTGTTCATCCGCGCGATATAAACCTTTTAAAACGTCCGCCATATCGGACCCGTCTTTGCCGTCCTTGCTCACAAAATCAACCGTGATGCGATTGTTCCTGTATTCATTGATAATCCGAATCACAGACAGATGAACCTTGTTGACCTCAAACATAGGCTTGTTGTCATACTGTTCACGCAACACACCTTCCCACTGCGCACCAGGGACGCTATAAAACCTGCGATCCTCTACACACATATCCCGCGTCTCTTTCACCGCCGACATAATGGTGTCAAATTGCTCTAAGGCTTCCTCTAAAACCTCATGCAACTTTTCTTCTTTGGTTGACATGCTATCTCCATTTCCATGATACAGGCTTTATAACAACAGGTTGAACATTGTTAGTCGTTGCCGTCAACCTAAATCCTTCACAGGCATACCGTAGCGCATCAATGCAATGATCCGCCTGATTCTTTTCAAGTTCAGGCAACACCTTCCCGCTGTCTTTATCGGTGGCATAGCTAAAGAAAGACAACTCGTTAATCGTCTCTTCGCACCGTGGATGCACAACAATCCTGTACCCTTTTAGGAAGTTTATCCCTTCCTCCACACTGTTCCACCCCTTAAGACTTGGCATCATCTTTGGATAGCCATGCTTTTTCATGTGCGATATTGTCTCAGGGCGTGCACAATCCGCAACAATCACATATCGCTGGCTCTCAGGGATGCTTAAGAACATCTTGGGAAGGTCTATAATGTCGCATTGCCTCAAGACTAACTCATGATCTATATACAGCGTGCGCTCTTTTAGGTAACAACGTATCAAAACTGTGGGATCTGTACTAAAGCCCCAATCACACCCAAACTGAAAGACAGCATCCACATCAGTATCAAACGCCTTGATAGTCCAGTTGGTGAACACCGTCTTCTCGTCAGGATCACTTGCAAACTGGCCAAAGATAAACCGTTGTTTCTGTTGCTCATTCATGTTCTCCATAAGTTGCTGGATATAATCACTGGATATGTTCTGCACGTTATCGGCGGGATTTAGCACAAGCGATACATAATCACTAGGCGTGACGTGCTTCTCTTTGCTGTAGTAGTTTATGCCCTGCACGAACATCGGGAAAGACCAGTGAGAGATATGCGGCGGGTTCTGGTCATAGAAAAACTTATTCTTTGCCGCGCTCTTTTGGCTCAGCCGTGAATACATGAAAGAAACAGTGCTAAACATCATCTCGCTGCATTCATTAAAGTATATGGTTGTATATTCATTCCCGAGCATCTTTTCCTTTGCGCCTTCATCCACGCCCATAATCTCAATCATAGAACCGTTGGGGAAGGTCACCGTCATCTCTGTTTTGTTGATCTTTAATTCAGCATCAGGATACCGACTGGCTATCACATCCTGAATAGTACCAAGCCATAAGGACCGCCTAGCTGCGGTTTGCGTTTGTCTGATAATAGCGTGGCGCGTTTTGTCATACTTTAAAGCACGGATGAACACCACATGCGTTAAGAGAAACGTTTTGCCAGAACGTGAACCACCATAGAGCATGACATGCTTGGCATCGCCACTGAGTAGCTTTAAAGCCTGTTTTTGCTTATCGGTCCACTTGATAAGCATCAGAGGTCCTTTTCATCAGGTGCTATGATAATAGGGTT